GAGGCAAAGGGTCGCCCTAAGTCAACTGCATGGTATAGAGAAAAGATCAAAGAATTGGGCACACCAACCACACTTGACCTCTTACGAGATGGTAAGAGGAACAACAAGCCGTTCTATGGTAAGCTGAACATGTTCATGTATGACCCAAAGTTCAAGAAGACCCTACCCTACTATGACACGTTTCCACTGGTATTGCCACTAGAGACATATTCAGACGGGTTTCTTGGTATCAATTTTCACTACCTACCTATTCCACTGAGGATCAAGTTACTTGACCGTTTAGTAGATTTCTCTAACAATACTGAATTTGATTATACGACAAGACTTATTGTTGACTACCAGAAGTTAAAGGGAGTTCGACTTATTAAACCAACCATACACAAATACCTTGCTGGACAAACCAAGTCACAGTTTCGTAGGATTGATGCAGACGAATTTACGATTGCAACTCTACTACCTGTGCAGAGGTTTAAGAAGGCAGATGCGTCAGTAGTGTGGAAAGAATCGAGGGCAATGATCTAATGGCAACGCTTGCAAGTTTTGTAGAATCAACCGCATTTGGAGTACTCAACAATTTCCTGTCAGAGTTTCATAGTGAAAATGGATATGCACTTCCAAGTCGGTATGAGGTTATTATCACATCTCCCGGTGCGGGAGATGCTCGAAAGGTTTCTATGCGTTGTGAAGCTATTGACTTGCCCGGTAGAGCGCTCAATACATCAGTAGACAGCAACATGTATGGTATTGCACCAGAAATCGTTGATGGTATAACTTTTGCTGGTGATATTTCTATGACATTTCAAGCAAGTAGTGACCTAGAGGAAAGAGTGTTCTTTGAATCTTGGCAAGAAGAGGCTTGGGACAGGGGAACATGGAATGTCAAGTATTATAAAGATTACATCAGGGACATTGATCTGTATGTTCTTGATCAACAGAATACAAGACGATACGGGATTAGACTTAGAGAGTGCTTCCCAAAAGAGGTTGGTCCAACAGGACTTGATGCGAGTCCAGCTGGTGATATTATAAAAATACCTGTCACCATGCAATATAGATATTGGGAGACACTTGATATCAACAATCAACCACCTAACCTTATGGAGAAGGTTCTTGATACAGTAATTACAGGTGCAGAAAGATCAATTAATGCGAACATACCGAAGGTGTTAAGCAGACTCGGTTAAGCAGATTATGATAAAGGATGAAATATTATGGCGTTACCAAAACTACAAACTTCTGAGTACACATTAACATTACCATCAACACAGGAGGAAATTAAATTTAGACCATTCTTGGTCAAAGAGCAAAAGATTTTGATGCTCGCTCAAGAATCTGGTGAAGAATCTCAGATTGCTTCTGCTGTGGGTAAATTAGTATCTGGATGTACATTTGGTTCTATAGATGCAGAACTTAGTCCTATGTTTGATATTGAGTATGTATTCTTACAGTTAAGAGCAAAGTCTGTTGGTTCTAAGATAACCTTAAATGTTACTTGTCCAGATGACAATGAAACACAAGTCGAAGTCGAAGTTGATGTTGACGATATTCAAGTTCAGATGAGTTTAGAACATAGTCAGGACATTGAAATAACAGATGATATCAGTATTCATTTTAGATATCCAAGGCTTAAAGATTTGCAAGGAATGTCAGGTGAACTAAGTGACTTCGAAAAGACATTGATTTTGGTTGTTGAGTGTGTTGATACAATTACATCAGGTGAGGAAGTAATTAATAGAATTGATATGACTCAGGATGAAATTGTTGAATTTGTTGATTCTATGAATAGTACGCAGATGGAGAATGTTCTAAAATTCTTTGAGACAATGCCAAAGGTGAGACACATCATTGATGTAGTCAATCCTAAAACCAAAAAGAAGGGTGAGGTATTATTGGAGGGACTAGAAAGTTTTTTGGAATAGGGCTGTCCCATGACAGCGTAGTGAATTACTACAAAACAAACTTTGGAATGATACAACATCATAATTGGAGTTTAACTGAATTAGAGAATATGCTACCTTGGGAACGAGAAATCTATGTCGGCATGTTAGTGAAACATCTAGAGAATGAGAAAGCGGAGTACGAAAAACAAGAGAGAAAAAATAGGAGTTAATCAAATGGGCGAAGAAGAAATTAAAGCAGCAGGTTACCATCCAGCAGATACGAATGGTGACGGTAAGGTTAGTCCTGACGAACAGAGCATGTATCTTGAGTTCAAACGCAGAGAACTTGAGGATGCAGATGCAATGCGTGATGCACAGCGCACTATGGCATGGTACTCTCTTGGTGGTATGTTAATGTATCCTATTATCGTAGTCCTTGCAACAGTCTTCAATATGGATCAAGCAGCAAAGATTCTTGGTGATATGGCGGGAGTATACTTCATTGCGGTTGCTGGTATTGTCGCAGCGTTCTTTGGCGCACAAGCACTTAGCAAACCTAAGAAATAAGGAATAAGTTATGGCTGATTTACAAGACGTTATTAATAAACTAACAAACGAAGGTGCTCTTACTCGTAATAAGGGTGCTAACTCTACTAAGTCGGTCAAAGAAATCCTTATCCGTAACCAAGAAGAACAATCCACTTTTCAAAGCAGTTTAATAACTCAACTTGCTGATTCAGTTGGGTCCGGCGACCCCGGCCCGTCTCCCGCTGAACAAAAAGAAGCAAACGAGGATTCTGCGAACGCCGATAAAAAACAAAGTATGTTTATGCAAAAGATATCTGGTGGTATTGGGTGGTTAGTTGAAAGTGGTAAGAAAGTCGGAAAGGCTGCAAAATTAGGTGCTGTCGCATTCCTCTCCACTCTTGCCATTGGTGGATTACTGATTGCTCTTGGTAAGTTTCTGCAAAGTGATACCTTCAAGGATTTGACAAAGTTTATCAGTGAAGTAATACTTCCTAAATTGATGGAGTTTTGGGAATTTGTAAAAACAAATTGGGAAGAGATTGCAGTTCTCATTGCTGGTATCATCACTGTCCTTGCAATTGCAAAATTCATTGAGATTGCTACCAGAGTTAAAAATGCTTTTCTTGCAATAAAAACATTTATGCTTGTCACCATGTTAGAAAACGTGAAGGGTATGATTGGTGGCGCACTGACAAAGGGCAAACAGACATTCACTATGGTAGCAACGCTTGTTAAAAATGCGTTTCTTGCAGTTCAAGCATTTATGCTACAAACTATGTTACCAGCAGTGAAAGGGATGATTGGTGGAGTATTAGTAAGATTTGCTTCAATTGCAAATAAGATTAAGCTTGCTTTTATTGCAGTTCAAGCATTTATGTTGGGGACAATGTTACCAGCGATAGTTGCATTTATGATTCCACTATTACCATTTATTGCAATTGCCGCAGCAATTGCTTTTGTCCTATATGCTCTATATGAAGCGTTCCTAGACTTTAGAAAGACACTAGAGGAAACTGGTAGTATCGGTGAAGCAATTAAGGTTGCAATAGGTAAGTTTGTTGGTGTTCTGTTGGGTGCAATTCCAGCACTATTCTTAAAACTGGTGGCATTCGTAGCAGACTTGTTTGGGTTCAAAGAGTTTGCTGAGAAAATAGGGGATATTGATCCTATACAGTTTATAGCAGATAGTGTCAAGAGTCTTATTGATACTGTTGTTGATTTCTTCAAGATGTTGTTTGATTTTGATTTTGCTGGGTTTGCAAAATCACTACTTCCCGGTGGTATTAAGAAAATTCTTGGTATAAGTGGATCAGAACAAACTCCAGAACAGATGACTCAAGAAAGAGTGAGAGAGTTAGAATCTAAAAAAGAAGACTTATCTAACAAGAGGTCCAATCCAGAAAACCGGGCGGAGATATCTAAATATGATGCAGAGATTGAAGCATTAAAATTGAGTGCAGCTGAGAGTCTTGCAAAACCAACGGTGTTACCCAAAACTCAACTGTCAGAAGCTGAAACACTTGAAGCACAGAGACTAAAACCAGCTCAATTTAAAGAAAGCGCATCAATAGTTGAGAAGCTGGAAAAGGCAAAGCAACAAGCAGAGTTAGCTAGACAGCAAACAGCAGCGGCAGGACAGACTAATATTGTTGATGCAAGACAATCATCAAGTGTCACCACTACAGGTCAGAGTGGTAATAGTCCAGTCGTCAATCCTAAGTATGGTAATCTAAACTCAGCGGCGTCGGGTGGTATGATATAAAAAGGGGGGTCAACGTGACCCCCCTCTCTCCTTACTCTTTTGCCAACTTTTCAAAATAGGACATTGTGTCCTCATCATCACCAGTATCAATAGTAGGCGCTGGAGTAGGTTTCGTATCCACCTTTGGTTCGACCCAAGGTGCATCTTCCATAACCTCAGCAGCATTCCCTACTGTGGTCGTCCCTGCAAGAACCATATCCATACGCTTCTTGAGTTCATCATAGGACTTGAAGTTAGTTTCAGAAGTAAACTCTGACAGAGGATACTGCTTCTTCCACACTTCTTCCAACTTGTCATCATCATCAAAGAGAGCAGATGGTGCTGAGAACTCTGACTTATCATAGTTCCAATAACCTTCTACCTTACGAAGCTTCAGCTTGAAGTTCGCACCTGCCCAGAAATCAAAAGGATTAATTGGGGTTTCGTCCTTAAACGCTGGTTGCATTGCTTCCATGCACTTGTCAAAGATTTTCTTACCAAAGCGATAGAGCATAACCTTACCCTCATTCTCAGGATTTGCAGAGTCTTCAACAACGTAGATGTTTGCAAAATACTGCAACTTACGCTTCTGCTTACGAGCAATCTCCTTATCAGACTCAACACCTGAGTTCCAATATGCAGAGTTCATCTCTGACACGGGATCATTCTGACCAATGGTTGTGAGAGAGTTCTCAATATACCACTGTCCAGATGGGCCTTGAAACGCATGGTTCCAGACCTTTGCCCAAGGCATATCCTCACCCTCTACTGCGGGAAGGAAACGAATAACGGCATAACCATTACCGCTCTTATCCATGACGGGTTTCCAAAGACGATCATCCACATAGGACTTCTTCTCTCCCCCACCACTATCTGCTTGAACTGCTCCAAGCAGCTTGTCCAACGAATTGGAATTCTTGAGTGTACTTAATGACATATGTATTCTCCTTATGTAAATATATGTTTCGTATGTTTATAGTGTTACCACTTTATCACAAAATTCTGCTTTTGTCAAGTAACTTAGATTATTTTCTTGAATAAATTCCTCTTTGGCATCTACCCAAGAAAACTGAACATCCTTGAACTCTCTAAAAACAGTTTGCATCTGGTTCTTCCAATTCACTGAATTGAAACCTTTTGCATCACTGGGCAGATAATTATCTGTCCCTTTATATATGTTATTCAACGGTTCATCGTATGATGATAGGTCAAACCCCAATATATAAATCTCTGATGCACCCTGCTGACATGCAAGATGCATTGCGGTGTTACCCGCTGACCATCCAACAGGAAAGTCAATCGTATTTATGTTGTCGTCCTCATAGACGTATGTAATCCAAAGTCCAACATCCTTCTCCAGCTTCATCTGAAGGTCTTTCATATCTAAGTCAAAATTACCCAATTGAGAGTTCATCTCAATTGCAGATGCAATCTTGTCCTGTAGTAACAAAGGGTCTTTACCTGATATTACACAACGATCTGTAATACCAGTTGTCTTGTGGATGAATTCTTCTGGAATGTCATACCCCATAAGCATCATTTCAGCTGCATCAGAAGGAAGGACTGACCAATTTGCAAACCAGCACTGAATATCTCTCCAATTGTTGGATTCGTAAATCTCCTGCTGCATACCATAGTCAACTGCAACAAGGTTGTCCACCATCACATCACGCCAGATTGCATTACAACCCCATGTGACAGCATCCACCTCATACTGTTTATCACCGTACCACTTGCGTGACTCACCATTACCAATTACTACTGCCTTAGACATTACTGATATCCGTCATGAGGGGGAAAATCTTTGCAATCTCACGAGCACATGCAATCGCAATATCCTGATGTTCCTTCTGTGTACCATTCGCACTTCGTAGGTCAATGTAGTGTACCCATGAGCGCAGTGTACCGTTCATGTACAGGCGGGATACAGTCATACCCTCTGGTAGTACTGCCCGTGCTTGTTCCTTGGCAATACCGTTCTCAATAGCCCACTCATATGTATCCTGTGCCCGTCTCCAGACTAAAATCTGTTTCATACGGAAGTCTTCATTGAGACGACGATCTTCCTCACTCAACTCAATGCTGTTCTGCCTGTTCTTAGGGTCTTGCAAACGTGCATCCCTAGTCTCAAACGACAAATCCTTGGTAGGGTCTGCATACCGCTGGCTGAACTCTTGAAACGAGAATGAACGGTGTCGTAGAATCTGACGAGCAATGTCCCTCGTTGTCTCAATCTCTAAACATGCGCTGACCATCTCTAGGGGTGACCAGTGCTTATGCTTGATGAGATACTTGATAAGTTTCTCACTGGTATCTTTGTTGTTTTGGTTGCCGGGATTGGATACCCTAGCACAATATGCGATGAGTTCCTGTGCGTCATCCACACCAATAATGTTATCTGGTGTAGAATGTGATGTCATTCTTACTTTCATAATCTGCCTTCCTACTCTTTCAACTTGTTCCTACCACTACCAAGATATTTGGGTTGAGGCTTACCTTCCAACCACTTACTTATTCTAAGTTTGATCCATTTTTTGATGGTCATGAATATGTCCTCTATGCTAGTTGGTAAATGGTGCCGCCGAGAAGATTTGAACTCCTGACCCCCTGATTACAAATCAGATGCTCTACCAACTGAGCTACGGCGGCACATCATCTACTTGTTGGGGGTAAACCGACGCTGTGGTTTGTAACCCTTTGGCCAAGTGGGTTGACGATTAGCAAGCTGACTGACCCGGGCCGTCAACTCATCAGATTTCACTGAGAACTCAGCATTTTCAAACTGTAATCCCTTTACTTGATTTTCTAGTTCCCGGCATCGTGCCTCAAAGAACCCTTCTACTCTATCCATTAACTGGACTCCTCTATGAGTTTCAATAGTTTTATCTTATACTGTTCTTGATCAATTGTCAAGAACCTTTTGTAGTTATTCATCAGATTTCTTAAATCAATCCATATGATGTCATCCTCTAATTGTTTATTCCAAGATTGTGAGTAGCTCACCAACTCATCCAGTATGATTGTTGTCTCTAATGAAACACGACCACCCAGAAACTCTTTCATTAATTTAGGGTGCTGTCCATTTGTTACTGAGAACAAATCCTCAAACGCTTCTACCAGAGGTTTCATCTCTACCTCAAACAGATCAAAGAAACCCTGTCGCTTGAGTTTCCACGATTCATAGTTCTCATCATTGAAGTTGGCAATGTAGCCCTTCTTATCTCTGATGAAATTTGAAACGAGGTAGTTGGTGATTTCTTGTTCTGTCTTGTACTTACGAGCCAATCTAACGAAGAACGACCTGTCCTTGCGTTTATAAAATGTGTCACGTTTGATACGAGTCTTGCCTCTGTATGTTACAAAGTCATAGTCGCTCTTACCAAAGTGTGCCTTCATAGCACAGTACATGAGATACACGTCAATCGGTTCCATATTTTAAATGGGGAGTTGAGCCTGTCGGGGAAGAAAGTTTAAGTCTCTTGCGTTTGCTTCGATCTTCTCTTTGAGACTCTTGGAAATAAGACGACCCACTGTATCGGGTTCAATATCTTGACGATGGCAATAATCAAGAACTGCATCCATATGCGAGATATTCTTTTCATTTGCAAGTCTTTCAATTTCCATTGAAAAAGTCTTTGATGTGCTTAGTGTCATTTTATACTCTTATAATTTGTTTAAAGGTTGGGGGTTTTTGAAAGGAACCCCCGTAACCTTTAGTCTTAGAACTTCAGTTCAGTCTTAACACCGACAATTTTATCAGCGGTTTCAAAATCATTATTCAAATTAATTTCACCATAAGGTGTAATGCCAAAGGATTCATTCACATCAAATGTATATCCACCCCAAAACTCAACATTAGAAATTTCACTGTCGTCCCAGCTAAACGATGGTTTAACTGATAGATCAAATCCCTTAATTCCAGCAACCACACCAAATTTTGTAGAGGTTGTTTCCTGAGTTACATTATGTTCAGTATCGGTCACAAAGGACATGTCAATTTTAGGTAGAGCGGATGAAACTTTCTTCTCTTCTGCCATAGCAACACTTGAAATACAAGTTGCTAGTGCAACTCCGATCATTAGTTTCTTCATTTGTTTAGTCTCCCTTTAAAGTTGAGGGGCTAACCGTCGGCCCCTCTCGGATGTATTACGGCATCACCCGTTAGTCAAGTATTTAGACACCCTGTGCAAGAGCACGATATCCTGCTGCGATCACAGCACGGGTTGCAGTACCAAGACGGTACTTGTTGTAGGTTTCCCCATCAAACGAGCTGACCCGCTTGTTGAGATATACAGGATATCCCTGCATACGAAGAGAACTCATCAATGCACGGACGTTCTTAACGCCATAACGTGCAGTGATCTGCTTCGCAGTAAGTTCAGTACCGTTTTCGAGAGCGGCAATAACCTTAGTTGCCTTCGTAGTTGTAGTTGTAGTCATACTATAATTCATCCTTTCAAGATGATTTTTTTGACAATATTGTCAGACACAAAGTGTTTCGTTTGGATTTCACAAACTCATCAGTGACATTGTTTACAGAGTATAACAGGTTATTAGCTATTTGTCAAGACTTTTTTTGAATAAAGTGGAAGTTTTTTATCCTGTTGCTAAGAAAAAAACTTCCAAAAAAACTCCGAAAGATTATGCTGCTAGAGCATAATCCCCATAAGATACATTATCGTTAGCATCTATAGTATTTTAACCTATAAGGCGGTCAATCCACAATTCTCCACTTATCTATTCCAGCCTGTCGATCCTAATTTTCGCCCCCATCAAAAAGAGATTTTACCAAAACCAAGTAACAGAGCAATGATGCCCGTAATCAATATAATATCAGCGCATACGCTCCATGTGATATACAGTTTAAACATAAATACCGATATTTTTCTTACACGAAGGTTCTTCATCTGAATCTCCCGGCATCTCTATTACCATAACAATCTCCTTTTGGTGGAGGCGGGGGGTATCGCACCCCCGTCCAGTTCTGTTTTCAATTCGTATCATCAAATTGTATCTTATTTATACCACACGGGAGTTAAAAAGTCAACCCCCTTAGAGAAGTTTTTTGCCATTGTTCTGGCACTGCCCATTCTACGTCACCACTAGCAATAATACACATAATAGTATTGTCAGGGAACGATTCTATAATGGTTGATGAACCTGTTTCTTTATTGAAAAACACTATAGTTTGGATACCATTTTTATCATTTTTGAAAATCATAACAGGTTTTTCATCATATGTTTTGATAGCATTCAACACAATACTAGACTCACCGCAGGCAACCACCTTATTCATAGGTGATAACTGTGCCTTACTTGCTGTCGGAAACCAGCAGCAAATCATCGCTGCTAGGAATGTAATTTTGAACATCATTTTGCGCTCTCCACTCTGCAACGGTTTCTACTAGAGCATCAAGGTATTCGTGTTTGTCTCTTACAAACTCTTGGACAGTTCCATCCTCTGTTACTACTAAAATTACTACTTGAGAAATTTCTATGCCAGTTCGTTCTCCGAACATCTCTGCATATGCAGAGCCTTGAATGTAATAACTTTCGTTCCATTCGTCTTTACGCTCTTTGGTTGATGTCTTGAAGTCGATAATCGACGGTACACCATTGTACTCTGCAATACAATCAACCCTACCCGCTACCTTATATTTATCACTATAGAGTCCTGCTTCTTGAGCATAGATGTTATCTATATTGCATAGAACAGACTTTAATTGACTAAAAAGACAATATGGCAAGAAATTCTTCTTGTGTTCTGACCACTTAGATGGATAATCAGACTCCATGTTGTTGAGGTAATCCTCACACATGTGATGAACCTTAGTACCTCTTGCTGCAGCAGTTCGTGCTACATGGTTGGCAACTTCATTACCTACCCTCTTACGCCACTCCATCAGACCCTTCTTGTTACGGACTGATAGAACCGTTGTGATTGATGGGTACTTGTTACCCTCTGGTGTTGCGTATAGACGCACACCGTTACTGTTAGTTGCTGTTATGGGTTGCAACTCCACCCCTACATGATTAAACATCGTTTAAATTTCTATTCTTCCTCAAAAGTTTTGCTAGAGCTATTAAAAACTCTAACTGTTCCATCTTCTTCTGTAATTCTGGCAGTTATGCCGGCAGCTGCTATGTAAGTAAGATATTGATTCCGTGACGACATCCATGTAGAGTCGGGGTTATCGGCACTAGCAATATTGTTTTTATAATCCGTTTTAGAGGCCCAAACAAAAATACATGTTTGTACTAGATCATCGCTATCAACACTAGCAGTTAGGCTAACCTTTCCTGATGATTTTAAGTTCGCATAACCATCGACCCGGCTGGATGCTGTAGCTATGTAGTCATCAGGCCATAGAGTTGAAGTGTTAGGTCTTGTTACATCTCTTGTGACTGTGTAAGTTGCCATATTTAATCTCCGTTTATTATATATTTATAACTTATGATAACGCACGAATCCTCTCAACTAATCTGTCTGCCCGTTTGGTTACCTGACGATACCACGCCGAGTCAACCATTTCATCTGCGGCCGCATTCCAATCACGGGAATCCACGCCACGCTTCATGCCCCTGAACTTACTCAGGCGGGGGCGTCCCATATTGAACATCATATTCGCAATCACTTGCTGAGCTTCTTCTGGCAAATCGTCAAAGTCTTCGTAAAGGATGTTGCAGTCTGACAGGACGTTTTCGCAATCCTGCTCGAAGGCTTCAACGACTCTAGACTCTGATACTTCGGTTCCGATTTCTGAACCATTTTCGGGGTCAGACTCAAGAACCAAATGGCCCACGCCAAAAGTGGCATAACCCAAATGATCGTTATAAATTTCATATTTCACGCCCTCGTCAATTTCGAGTTGTTCTCTTAGTACTTGTAAATCCATTATTCCATTCCTATTCCTAATTTGATTTTATTAATGAGATAACTGCGAACAAAGCCACTCCGTACAATATCACCGATAGTAAACTCAGTACAATTAAACTCTTCCATTTCTTCAAGAATTCTGAGAAAGTCATGTAATCCATTTTTTTCATTTGTCCTCTGTAGGTCAGACTGATCAAAATCGCCACAGAACATAATCTTTGAGTCCTGACCCACACGGGTGATAATTGTATCCAGTTCGTGGAAGTTCATGTTCTGACACTCATCCACTATAATGATTGCGTTATCAAATGTCAGCCCCCTTAGAAAAGAGGTTGAGAGAAAGTAGAGAGTACCTTGACCCTTGAGGCGGTCATATAAATTATTGAATGCCTGTTCGTTAGGTTGCTCAAACATGAACTGTACCATGTTCTGATATGGCACCTGATAGAGTGCAGCCTTGTCTTCCTCATCCCCCGGCAGGAAACCGATCTCCCTCGTAGGGATAAGTGATCGAACCAATATGACCTTCTCATATTTGGTCTTCAAGTCCATCACTGCTTGCAGTGCAAGAAACAATGCACTAAAAGTCTTACCTGTGCCCGCAGCACCAAATAAGAATTGGTTCTTACCATCCTTAAATGATTTAAAAACCACCTTCTGATTATCAGTGATGGGTTTGATTGCTACCAAATTGTTGTGATTGATCTCTTTGTTCTTCTTAGCGCTTGCCATTATATATCCTTAAAAATTAGGTAGAGGGGGGTTCCAAATGGACCCCCCTCTGATGCATAGCCGGAGTGACTTCCCAGCTTCCGTTGCCGCTGTGCAGCAGTGCTGAAGTTTGATTTCTCGGCCGCATCAATTCTATTTATACTAAATTGATCCATGTTTTTTCAACACATTTCTAGTTTTAATGTCTTTATGTGTTGAATTACTACCATAACGGTCTGCAAGAGGTGAACCGGGATGTGCAGCAGCAATTCTTTGCATGTTCTCAGTGAACCCGCCATCAACCTTTGGACCTACCCCCATGATATGATCCCCGACAAAAGCAAACCCGCCGGGGATTTGGCTGATATGTGGATTATCCTTTAGATACTCTTCACGTTCAGAATTGGACATCATGTCATCCCATTCCTCACCTGTTTTTTCGTCATAAAATGTATATGTTGGCATTATAAGTCCATCTCCAATTGTTGATCATGACTGTCAAGGTCATCTAAGGTAACGATGAAGGTAAGCCGCCAGCGTTCTAGTTCTTCTATTCGTTGATACAAATCTCGTTCGATGCTCGTCAAGTCGGGAAGTGTACTCATTTTTTCCTCACGCATTCGTCGCCCCATGTAATCCCAATAATTCTCTCTCTGCATTAAACCACTCCGGTACGGTTCTGTTTTTCCACTTTGCAAACCCTGATTTCTCTACTATGTAGTACTTCTGATAAGCAAGCACAGTGTCATCACCTTTGCATTCTTCGGGCATACACTGAGGTGGAGCAGGCCAAGGAGTATCGGTGAGTTGTATAGCGGGCATGTTATCTGGTGTTTTATCCAAAGCATCACGCAATCTGGATGTGGCATGTATTTTACCATAACGATAGGTATACTCATCCATTAGAGCAACATAATGTTCCCACAACCACCGATAGTTCAACTCATTGGAACGAACCCAAATGGTACTAGGATGGTTCTTATGAGCCAGTTTGTATAGACCCATCTTCTCAGCATACTCATCCCCGTCAAGAACACGATGAGCAGTAGAGAGCATCTGTGCGCTCTCTAGGATCATCTTGACCACATGGCGGTCACACATCATCTGTGCTGCAATCTTGGGGTCACGGTCTAGGTAAAATATATTCATTCTTCTTTCCTTGTATCATCTAATAGTAACATCTTACCTTGTTTTTCATCTAATGTCAAGACCCTTTCGGACTCAATCATGTCAATAATAAGAGTAGTGATGCTGACTTCCTTACCCAGCTCACCAATCTTCTTCTGTAATCTCACTAGGGTTTCCTGATAATATTCTATCTCTTGTTGCTTCTTGAGTCTAGTCTCAATCAGGTCTGTTAGTGATATTACATTATCAGTCATGGATTTCTCCTACCCTTGGGAACGTCCCACACAAATGTCAGCCTATCAACATCACCATTGTTATATGACATATGTGGACGTTTGTTGTCAAACCAGAAAAATGTGCCGGGTTCAATTTGATGTGATTCGTCTTCAACCGTGTACAGATATGTGCCTTGTAAAGATAGATGATACCTATCTCTCGTTAGGTAATACTCACCTTCATCAATGTGTCGTCCCAATGTCTCACCGGGGCGCAGTCTAAAGAACGCTGCTCTTGAATGTCGGTGCAGTTTATAAGACTTCAACCATTTCCTGATACCGGGATAACGATAGTACATAGGAGTGTTCTGTTGAAGTTCAGTCTTTTTAGGGTCGTCGTCAGGGTGTTTAACCGCAGCCATAGTGAGGGGTAGAAATCCATACGGTTTCGTATCTCCAGCAGCACCATTTAGTGATCCTGCTACAGCCCAATCCTCATTCTTGATATCAGCAAGAATAGAACTTACGTCAATGTCTCTCTCAATAAATCTAAAGTGACTCATTTTTCCCATCTGTAGAAGATATGATCCTGTATCTCTACAGTCTTCGTTTTAGTCTTTGCCCATGCGGGTGACACATAGTCTGCATGATAATGCGTTGCACCACCAGTGATATCTAGGAAAGAAATCTCATTACTCAGAATTGCATCTGCAAGATCAAACATCTTATTATATATCTTTTTATTTCGAGGCACATCACTCTTACCGTCACAGAACCAGCTGAACTGACACCTATGTTTAATAGGGAACCTAACCTTCTGGTCTTGCCATGATGCTCGTGTAGGCCCCTCTTCTACCACCTCACAGATGGTATTAGGGTATCTCTTATCATTAACACGGTTCAGTACGACAGCGGTAACTGCAAGCTCTCCTGCGATGCCCTGACCCCTTGCCTCATGATACATGTTGAGTGCAAGACACTCGGCAGACCTATCAGGTTCAATTGTTGGTGCGCTTGGTTGAGGGACTGCAATCATCAATCCAATGATTGCTGCTTCAAGGCCGTTCACATTTCACCCATTTGTTCAGTGATATACTGTTTGGCGTACTTAGTTGCTTCGTTGCTCTTGAAGTACATTCCAACATCCTCAACAATCTCATCAACAGTGAAGTCATTTGGAACAGGTGCATCAAAGAAATATCCATTACAGAAATCTTCAATATCCATCATCCAGTTATTCATCTTACTCATATCACATATTCCTCTTTAAATTTTTCCAATAGTCCACCCTGCATTGCGTATGCCTCAATCTCCCAAGGCTCATCATCATATGCAGTAGTATCATCATAGACCTTACCCATGTACATCTTACGAAATCCATCAAGGTCTTTCATCTTGCGAGTGGCACCCTGCCACACATGCACCATTTCGTGGCACACAGTCTCAACCAGTTCTTCATCGTCAAGGTTCTTATCAACGTCAATGTAGAAGTCACGATTGCCGTCACCTTCGTAACACCAACCAGCAACACCCTCATTCTTGAGGTTCTTGAGGTTGAGTTCAATCTCAAGGGTTCGCATACGAGGCATCAACTCACTGATGCAGAAGATAACAGCACTCTCAGCGAGAGCCCGCTTCTTCTTCGTGGAACCTATGACATTGACGTAGTTCATAACTCAACCTCTCTTGATTATACCTAAGTATACCACACGAAATAGAATTTGTCAACCCCTAAAATACGACGAGGGCAAACCACCCTGCCGCAAATAGGGTTAACATGAACATGGTTTCAATAGCGATTGTTGCAATCTTCTTCATAATTAAGCTCCCGTCCAACCAACAGTGTAACCACCTTCGAGAATGTTTCCACGGGGGAAGTTCCGAGCAGGAGCAGCCCAACCAGCGGCTTTCAGAATGTCGCCCTTCTTGAACTTCTTGTCGTTGTCGGTGTTGACAACAAAGCCCCAAACAGTGCTGTTCGTGACGACCTTGATGTATTTGGAACCAACCTTGTAGGTAATTCCCTCGTTAAATTCAGCAATCATCTTCTTACGAATCTCACCGTTACCAGAATTGTACCGAACATCGGCATAGTCTGCTTTGATGTTCTCAATCAGGGTGTTCATTTCGTTGTTCATGTCTCTTCCTTTGTTTTCTCAGTTTATACCTAAGTATAAACCAAAAATCCAGCTTTGTCAAGAAAAATCGTACATGCTAAGTTATTGATTCTAAAGGAAACTCAAAAAAAGTTAGCCATTTGCTAGTCCTTTTGACTGAGGATAGTCTGCATGTTCGATTCGGATATAATCATCATCCCAATCAAATGCTTCCTTGACCACGTTATCAGATAGGCCCTTGTACTTACGGTGCAGGGACTTATCCTTTGCAGCGATCAATAGTTCAGCCTCATCCTTGTGTAGTCCCTCAAGCATCTGGACAAACATCATTTCACGTTTGTTCTGAGTGAGTTGTGGGTTACCACCCTTGATGAAGTGATACAACTTGCGTGTCTCATGACCCAACAGAGTATGTTCTGTACCCTCTGGTGCATCATTCTCTCTATATGGCACATCACCCTCTGGTAACACCCATTCAATTTTGGGATCAAAGGACGCCTTGCAAATCATGCGAAGTGCATCGGTCTGGTACTGTTTTAGAAATGTAACCTTCTCTTTCTTTGATTTGATTTTAGAAACCTGTGTTAAAATCTCTGCAAAGCTGCGTGTGTATGTGTCGATTGCCATTAGAATTCTCCCAATTCAAAATTCGTTGATTGATTCAACGAGGTTGCGTAACCTCTTTTGTGTAAAATAATTTAGTAGTTTGCTTCGGTCACCTTCTGGTGCCTCTTGGTACTCTTTCAATATCTCAATAAATAACTCAGGTGGTGATTCTCCCAAATCAATCAGCTTCTTGTTCCTCTGGTAATTACGTTTGACTTCATCGTTGGGGAAATCCCCATCGATCATCGCAGCAATTTTCTTCTTACTTAGGGGTTTCTGACGAATACCATCTACAAAGGTATTATCTGGAGATAACACATTAGGAACACCATCACTGCTGTCACCCTTTAGAACATGTTCACTCAGATAGATATCTGGGTCAACACCGTTCACAAATTTCTTGGTGATTGGGCTGTACTGTGTTACATTACGGAACTTCTGCAACTGAATAAAATCCTTGTCGCCAGACAGGATCAACGTCTTACCGTTATCAAACTCCAACTCACCAGCAAGAGCAGCAATAATATCATCTGCCTCTGCACCGTAGACCTCTAGGTATTTGTATGGGAAGAACTCTTTCAGTTCAGCTTTAATTGCGTTCAACACCGTAAAGATAGCATTCCAATCGTTACTAGAGGAATCTCTACCCTTCTTACGACTGTGCTTGTACTCAGGATAATAGTCCCGCCGCCAGTAGTGTTTGGAGTCATAACATAGAACCAGTTCACCATACTCATCGCAAAACTTCATGCGATACATGCGTAGGGAATTCAGAATCATATGGCGAACCATATCCTCATCGGGTGCAGTCTGCTTTGTCATGTGCAGATGCATCATCACGGATGCAACTGAAATTTGGTTCATGTCAACTAATATCATAATTATTCTTTCGTTCTATTTATAACTGTCGCATTGAAGCTCATCATGCGCCGTTCACCTTCTACAGAGAAGGGATACACAAGATGCTTCAACCAAGATGGAAACACAAGAAACTTGCCCACCTCTGGTTTGAATTTTATATTGTCAGATCGAAATGATTGGTTTTCACCAAATGAATATTCTATCAATCCCTTTGCGGGATAGTGATCTTGGAAATCTTCTTCCCACTCATCGTTCATTCCTTCTGGTACTTTCAGATAGACGCCAGCAGAGAAGTCTCCATTATGATGATGAAAGGGATTGAAGTCACCAGCATATTGACTAACTACCCAACTATGAGTCAGATGGATATTGTTGATAGTTGGTTTCTTTCCAGTACCCATTCGAGTCCAAGGATTATTTCTTTTCTTATCAATCATGTAATTGAGATAATCAAGGCATCCCTGTTTCATAGTCGTGAAAAGAAATGTTCTATCATCAGGGTCAGTGACAGGAATTAAAATCTCCTTGTTCACCTTACCGACAAGCTTGTGCGACCAATCCCACTTCTTACTCTTTTCATCACTAGAGAGAACATCATCAGCTACAGTGTTAACGATATTAACGAACCTGTCTGAAACTGTTGTCTCTAGGATGGCTGGACTAAATGGTTCATGAAATTTCTGGGTCATCTTCTTCATCATCTCCTTCTACCAAATTTGCAAGTTCAACAATAGTATTAAAATCAACTTCTGTTTCAAATGTGTCACCAGATTCCATAATATCAACAAACTCTTCTACGAACTTGTGTGTTGGATGAACCATTTTCATATCTCTGTAAAGAGAACCCTTAACCAGTTCAATAAGCATAGCCATGTCACGAATAAAATCTTTCGTGCCGACATCAATACCGTTCTCACTCATGGTATGAATCATCTGTACCATCAAACTCTGAGTTAGGTCTTCAGCAAACTGAAGATTTTCATGAAGTGCAATAACATCCTGATCAGGAAGCTTTACTTCTCTTACGCTTTTTACGGACCACGGACCCTTTATCACGTTCTCCGGTGGTGTCGTCTCTCGGTCGCTCATTTCCATATTCCTCTTGAAGCATTTCTTGTGTCCACACACATCCTAAATCAGGATAGAATGTTCCCACATCTCGTTTTGGTTGACCCTTGTGTGGACCATACCAGTAGTAAGCCATTGCCACACACCTGTTGCGAATCTTACCTTGTTGCTGTTCTCCGTAGAACATGTCCACCCAAACACCATCACGAAGGTATTTTTGCATATTGCGAATGTACCCCTCATGATCTGCAAGTTTTGCGTCTGCGCCCTTTACCTTTTGTCTTACAGCAGCACGTTCAGACTTTGCATAATCTTGCTGAACCTTGATCCAGTTCTTAACTCTAGCAGGACTTAACTGATGTTCATCAGGAAGACCACGCAAACTCTCATGTATGTTGGTCTTACCATAATCAGGATTCTTAGCAAGTTTTGCTTCTCTTGCTTTTACAAGACGTTCTGATGCAGCTGCTTTCTGTTCATCAGTCATAGGTTTGCGGGGTTTGCGTTTCTTAGGTGCTTTCCACTCACTGTTGTCTGTAGTAGCAGTTAACTTCTTCTTGCGTGCCATTGGATTAGTATCCTTGTTCTTCCATTCGTTTTTCTAGACTACGTTTCTGCCTACGTTTAGCTGCAGCACGTTCATGTCGGCGTTTCTCGCCCCTACTCATATAAAACTCTCGTTCTCGTAGTTCATTAAAGAACCCATCTTCGGTGAGCTTCTTCTTTAGAATCCTCATCGCCTTGTCAACATTATTATTACGCACTTCAACTTTCACACCAATTCTCCTTCTTTTGAATAGTATACACTCTTTAGGTCAAATAAGTCAATGCACTTTTTGCATCCACTACATGGTTTTGACATACCAGTAATCCATTTTCTGTTTGCCTTATCTCTCTTTGCCCTTACAATATATAGTTCGCACTTAGACAAGTCTTCTACATCAATAGACTTGAGTGCGTTCTTGATTGCATGGACCTCTGCGTGAAAAAAAACCGCATCCTTGTTCTTGCGAAATTTGGCTTGAAAGGGATGTGTCTTCTTATGGCAATATCCATAGGAAATTACCTTACCCTTGCGTACCACTGCTGCAGCAATCCTTGCACCACGAACAGGTTCTACTGATTGTGCAATCTTGAAAGTCTCATCGAATATCTCAGTATTCATCCTCGCCTCATCTTTGCAACTTCTTCAGCACTCTTCTTGTTACGAACTGGTACTGCATTGGATTTGTGCATCTGTGCGATACCTATAATCTCATTACCAGTGTAAACATTCTCTGGTTTCTTTGACATAGAAGAATCATACAGAACATTATTGGTAGACCCGGCAGGATTCGAACCTGCGACATAACCGTTATGAGCGGTCCGTTCTAACCAGACTGAACTACGGGTCTGTGATTTGGCGCACTCGACAGGACTTGAACCTGTGACCCACGGCTTAGAAGGCCGTTGCTCTAATCCAACTGAGCTACGAGTGCCTATACCCATCTTCTTGAGAAACTTTGCGTGTTGACGCTCTGCCTCTAGGACAGA